TTTGACATAAGAGCAAACATAAAGTCAGCAGTTGCTGGAAGACCAAATGATTCTGAAGTATCTTCTAAACCAATATCTGTACTTACGAAACCTGTTCTTGTTGTTTGAGTTGCACTAAAGATTGGTACATCAAACTCAACAGCAAGACCTCTTAGTTCTTCTGCGATTGCTTTGATATAAAAATAAGATGATATGTTACCACCTTTAAATCTAGCACTAGCACAAATATTTAAATAGTCAATAAAGATAACTTGAGGTTTAAAACTTTTCTTTAACGATAGTTCATTTAATAAACTTCTAAAATGACCTGCGTGAGCAGATGCTGTCGGATACTCTTTAATAATTAACTTACCTGTTGTTTTCTTTTGAAGTTTAGATACTTTATTATCGTACAACTCTTTAGGCATCACGTGTAAATCATCTATGGTTACATCAAATAGATTTGCGTCTATACGTTCAGCAATTCTTTCTTCTGCCATCTCTAAAGTAATATACAATACATTTTGACCTTGTGTTAAGAAACTTGAAGCAACGTGACACATAAACAATGATTTACCAACACCAGTACCAGCCAATGCGATATTCAAAGTCTTACTTGGTACACCACCCTTAGTAATCTTATTGAAGTAATTTAAATCAAAAGGATATTTCTTTTCTTTAGTATGGTACCAATCAAATCTTCGTTCTGCGTCTTCAATGTAATCGTGCCCGATATGATTATCAAAAGAAACAGCCAAAGCATCAGCAAGAATACTTGGTATTGCTTCCGCAGTTCTTGTTTTATCTTTGTTGTCTAATATCTTAATACCATCAAGTACAGCATTATGTACTGCTCTATCTTTACAAAACTTTTCTGTTGTATTAATCAGCCATTGTAAATCAACTTCTTCAGGTTGAATAGTTTTTATAAGTTCTTTGACACCTTTAAATTCTTCTTCGTTAATATCTTTTCTACTATTAAGTTCAATTAAGATTGCTTCTTTAGTAGGTAGATTTTTATATTTGTTAATAAAGATATCTAATTCATTAAATAAAATCTTTTCTTCTCTTTTGTTAAAGTATAAAGATTTAATAAAAGGTAAAGTCTTCCTTGTAAAATCTTCATTGAAAAAAAGATTTCTTAATATAGTTATTTCTATTCTCTCGTTATTTGTCAATGATAAGTGTTCCATTTTCTAATTGTTGTTCTACTAGTTCTACTAATATGTCACCGATATAATATCTAAAGTCCTGACATTCTACATCAACTTTATCAGGATTAAAAAATATATCATAAGTAAATTTCAAAGGTATTTGCCCTTGTTCATTTTCCATAGGAGCAAACTTTACTTCGTTGTACTTATAAACTACGTTTTTGTATTTGCCTTCGGTTAACTTTAAACAAGTAAAGTCATCACCTTCTCTTTGAGCAAAAACGTATCTTTTATTTTCCGTCTTCTTCGTCTGATCCGTAGCTGAATTTTCGTTTTGCGACTTCATCTATCTTATCTAATACCTCTTTTGTAAAATACTTTTCAGGCTCATCATTAATGTTCTTACCAAACACTTTACTACCATCTGGCATTTCATAACGAGTAGATACTTTCTTAAAGATACCAGCTTCTTCAGCAAGATCAATAAGACCGTAATACTTATCAAGTCCGTGTTTATAAGTTAGTTTTACATCAATTTGAGCATTTTCTTTTGTTAAACGTGATTTGTAATTTTTACAATGTATAATATTACCAACGACTTCGGTACCGTCTTTTTCTTTTCGTTTACCGAGATAGATGATTGAGGATGCTGCGTACTTAAGGCCAGAACCACCACCCATTTCTTTTTGTGGGAACATTGAACCAATAACATCATACGTGTGATTAGTCATAATCATAGGAATGTTTGCCTTACCTAGTTTCAATGTTAAAACTCTAAATGTTGATTTGACTATTTGTGATCTAGTCATATCTCTTGTTTCTTTACCAGCGGCTGTATCTTCCATTTCTTTTGTAGTTGATAACATACCTAAACTATCTAATACAAACATTAAAGGTTTTCTACTTGCCTCGGGTTGTTCAATATACTTGTCTAAAATTTTTATAGATTGATTTCTAAATTCTTGTACTGTGGCAACTGGAACAATAACCATTCTCTTACTATCTACACCACGACTTTCAATCATATCTTTTGATATCGCACTTTCTGATTCAAAGTAAATCACACCAGCATCTTTATCTGTATCTAAAAAATGTTTACAAATACCTAACGCAAAAAATGTTTTACCTGTTGCTGCTTCACCAGCGATTGCTGTAATCTTATTACCTGGCATACCCCCATAGATACTACCTGATAGTAGTGCGTTAAACGAATATGAACCTGTGTCAATAAAACTTGTTACATCAGCGCTGTCAACACCGTCTGCTACGATTGTAGCATATTCATTACCTGTTTCTTTAATTATTTCTTTTAGAAAATTGCTCATACTCTTTATACTCCTGTTCTGTGTAAGATATTGTATACCATTTAATACCTATATCATAACATATTTTTTTGATTTTGTCAAGTTCTATTGCTGGAAAACTATGTGTTAGGTATTCGTTGTGAGATTTATATATTGTTATCATCATTAATATACTTTTCAAAGTCTTCTTTCCATTTTTCACGTGCCTTTACAACCACAGGTTTACCTTTGGGTTTTGGTAATTCTTTAGGTAAGTTTGGATCTGTTTCCCACTCAAACCTCAATGTAGGGTCACTTGGTACCCAACCTGTATGTGGTTCTTCATATTCTTCAGATTTAATTCTGGACCAAAGTAAATCTTTAATATCGTTTAAAGACATTACTCCATAGTCAGTATGTAATCTGTTTTCAAATTGTTCTGCCATTCTATATATAACTTCTTTATTATATTGGACTTTTCTTTGATAGTCCCAATATTCTTTTAAATTATTATATTCAGCTTTATTGATTGGCATTACCATATTATTTATCTTTTAATAGCAATAACACCTACAAAGTTAAAGTTCTGCCAAAACGTATGAAGTTCAAATCCAGCATCTGTACACATTTTAAATAGTTCAGTTTTTGTATTTGGTTTCATCATATGTCTTAGTTGTACTTCTTTATCTAATATTTCTGTATCAGTAAAGTTTTTTCTTTTGTAATCGTAATACATAAATGTCATCATATCTTGTATTCTTGGATCACAAGAAAAAGTCTTTTCAGAAAATACAAATGCGCCACCTCTATTCAAACCTTTATAGATTCTTTTGATAGTATCTTCTCTATCTTTTGGTGGCATAAACTGTAAAGTAAAGATAGAAGTTACCAAACTACAATTTTGAAAATCATATTCTCTTACATCACCTTTAAAGTATTGTAAGTGTCCGTATTCTTCTTCATCTTTTTTGAAGTCTTTAAAAAAGTCTTCTTCAATTTCAATACCTACATATTTAACTTGTGGTATATGATATTTGTTTTGTTCTATCATAGCTTTTAATAGTTTACCTGTTGAACAACCCAGGTCAACCACATTTGTGTAATCTTCAACAAAATATTTTGATAAAGATAATACATCACCCCATAGATTATTATAACCTCTTACTGACTTCTCAATATGATTATCAAATCCTTCTTCTGAGGTAGCAAATGTAAATTTAGTCATTAGTTATCTCCTTATATGGTTTCAATATTTTATTATATACACTTTCAGCAAGTGCTTTCATCATCAATGGTGGTACCATACGACCAATCCTTTCTGATCTTTTTTTATGTTCACCTGTTAACGTAAAGTCTTCAGGTAAAGTCATAATTCTTTTTAATTCTTTAATAGTAAATTTTCTATCTTCTAATGGATGGCAAGTACCAGCAATACCAGCAAGATTACCCATCGCAGTAATTGTTGGACAAGGTTTTCTTAGACTTGATCTCTTTAAATTAAAGTGATGACCTTTATCGTGGTAATCCATACCTGTTAATACTTTGTCAGGATCTTTTGGCATCTTCATTAATGTTTTACCAACAGCTTTATCTGGTCCAATTTTTTCAATTAAATAATTTAGTTCGTCTTGGTCATCATTGACAACATCATTAATTGCTTGTCCTAAATTAGTTCGTTCACTATTTTTGTCTGGATACAATTGATACATTGTCATAAAATTAACACCTACTTTTTCAGCAACATCTTCTCTTACACCAATAAAGAAAGTTCTTTTACGAGATTGAGGTACACCAAAGTAACTTGCGTCTAATACATCAGCGACTACAAGATATCCTATTTCTTCAAATGTATTTTGTATCTTATGGAAGTATTCTTTTGCTTCACCCATTGTAAGACCTTCAACGTTCTCACCAATAATTACTTTTGGTTTAATTTCTTTTGCCACTCTTAAAAATTCAAAAAATAAATCTTCAACATTTTCTACACCTTTGATATCACTATATTGTTTTGTTTTACCAAAAGCATCTGCGTGTGTATTTCCTTTACCGTGTGATACTGAACCAGCCATACTAAACGCTGAACAAGGAGGCGATCCATCAAGGACATCAAGTTCGCCTGGTTTAAGACCAGTCTTCTCCATAAAATCTTGTCCTGTTAATTTTTTAATATCACCAGGTATGATTAACGTATTTGGATAATTTTCTCTATATGTGTTTTGGGCTTCTTCAACAAATTCATTAATCGCTAGTATCTTACCACCAGCCAATCTATAACCTGTTGATGAACCTCCGCCACCAGCGAAAGTAGATACTACTTTAAATAGTTCTCTTTTTTCACTATCTAATGTATCTTGTAAGGTATATCTTTTATATTCGTTCATTGTTCCACATAATTAATAATAATATCACAAATAAAAATGAAAATATTATAAACATAATTTAACTATACTATATCATATTTAGCCGTGTTTGTCAACCTCATTACCCCAACTGTCCCAATTTTTTCTTCGATTTCTCGCAAATAGTTCTAAGTATGGACCTTCTAGTAATGATTCGATACGTTCATATAACTCATCTGGCTTTCTGGAGTGTTCTCTACGATTAGATACGATAAGTTGATCTACGTTACTTGATATTCTTCTTGGTTTACCCTTTGTGGCAAGTAACGCCATTTCAGGATTGGCACGTGTCCAATAACCCAACCCTTTAAAGTAGTTGTTGTTGTTTTTATTTTGTTTGACCCAAGTAAACGCAACTGTCTTATAAGTGAAACCCCACGCTTCTATAACTTTAAATGCTAGTTGTAGAAACGGATCGGTCACCCACATTATAAGGGTGGAATTGCCTTGAGTGATGTCGCCAATAGGTAAAGAAATAATGTCACTAAGATTAAGGCACTGATAGTGCTTAGTGGCGTTCCTTCCTTCTCCTTTGTCCGAATATGATTTAAAATACCACGGAGGATCTGCATAAATTACCTTGTATTGTTCTTTTATATTATCTAAACTATTTAACACCATAACTCATCAAAAAAATCTTTAGAGCTACGACAAAAAAGCATACCTGATATGTTTTAAATTGTGTTCTCATAGCCAAAAATATACCTAGACTAAACGCCCAATGTATAGAAATAATTAAAAATAAAACTGATTCTATCATTCAAAAAAACTTTCTAAACTTGCTTTCTTTTCGTAAGACCAACCAATAGAGTTTAAGATAAAACTTAATGGATCTAAAAATGTCTTTTGAAATTGTGTTTCATAATCAATATAATCTTGTAGTTTAAATTCTTTTGGTAATTTGGTTACATAACTGATTACATCAAACTTAAATGGATTTGCTTCTATTAGTTTTAAAAACTTAATCTTATCACCTTCTTGTATTAGTGGATATCTTTTACTTAATTTAAATTCTTTTAGTTGATGATTATAAATCAAAGCACCTTTCACGTGTATGGGTGTACCTTTAATAAAAATATTATTACCGTGTTTATATTTAGCAAGATTATTACAAGACCTTGGAAAAGATATTTGTTCTGCTGTCATATTATAAAACTCATCTTTAAATTTAGCAACAAATGTTTGTAACGTATCTTCGTCTTTAGTCATAATCAATTTGATTGCTTCTCTAATCTTACCTCTACAAACTTCAGGTGTTGATGACTTAACAGCTTCAATACCCATAATCTTTAGTTTAGGTTCATCAAATGTAATACCTTCTTCATCTAACACATTTAACATATATCTTTTTTTCGCAGTCCAGATACCTTTGTCAGCAATAACTTCTCGTTTCATCACCATTCTATTTTCAATAGCATTAGTATAGTCAGCAAGTTCTTTAAAACACTTATCTAAAAAAGGTTGTATTCTTGTTTCAACTACTTTATTAATAAATCGTAGTATATGATCTTTTGGTTTATCTTTACATACTTGCTCTACAAGTTTATCTAAACAAAGATAAATGGAATCTGTATCTGACGCAATAATATAATCTACCTTATCGTGTGTCTTTAAAATATTATTCATATATTCATTTACTTTACTTTCAATAAAACGAATTACAAATTGACCAGATGATGTTATCGCAGTTGCTTGTCGTACATCATAGTATCTAAAGTATTGATTACCAATAGCACCATAAGCAGAGTTTAACGCAATCTTTTTAGCCCATTGTATATTATGAAATGTTGCAATGTTTTTTAGTAGTTCTTTATTTTTAGTCTTTTGATATTCTTGTTTTGCTTCAAATTCAAGTTTCTTAAAAGTCACACGATCATTATACATCTTCTCTAATAAACGAGGTAGAAATCCAGGACTATCTGTTTTAAACATTGCACCATTTGGCGTAATACAAGCACCTTCAGTTTTTAAATAAGTTAGCGGTGTCGCCTGTTTGAGTAACTTATCTACTGAGATACCTGCTGATTTTACGCCAATGATTTTTTCTGGTGATATGTTATATTGCATAATCAAGTGTGGATATAGTGAATTAATATCAAATGATACAACCCAATTATGCATTCCTGTCATTGGATCTTTAACATAAGCGCCATCGTATTTTTCTTCCTTAACATTATCTTCTTTTGGTGGAATAATAATATTATCTTTTTTAAGAAAATTATAGATTAACATATCCCACATTCTAACTTGTGAGAATACATCACTATAATTTACTTTTGCTTCATAAGCCATAGTTAAGACAAGTTCAATTAATTTTAATTTGTCTTCTAGCTTGTCAACAATTTCAACGTCTTTAATATTGTAATCAATAAACGATTGATAATCTTTTGTATACCAATCTCTAAATGTATCATAAGGATTCTCATCTTTTTGTATACCAAGTTCTACTTTGCCAATGTAATCTAGTTTATAACTTTCTTGTCTTGCTGGAATAAACTTCTTATACAAGTCAAGGTAATCTAACATCACAACACCAAATATATTATAATGAGTTTGTGGTCTACCTTGTACTACGATTGTTTCACGTTCAACTAAATTCCAAGGCGAAAATCTTTTAATTACTTTTTCATCTACTAAATGACGAATACGATTTATCAAATACGGTAAATCAAAAAACTTTGTATTCCAGCCAGTAATAACATCTGGATAGTTTTTAATCCAAAACTTCATAAACTCCATAATCAAACTTTTTTCTGACTTACATCTTACATAAGTTACATCAGTTCTATCTGTTTTAAATTCACCTGTACCCCAAGTAATGATTTGTTTATTAGATTGATTTTTAACTGTGATTGCTAGTAGTTCTTCTATTGGGTTTTCTATATCAGGAAAGCCACTTTCGGCACCACACTCTATATCAAGTGTAACAATCTTAATGTGGTCTTTTGAAAACTGTATCTCGTTAGGAAATTGATCTGCGATGTATTGATATTGAAATCTATCCATTCCATAGATAGGAGAATTATCCATATTATAATTCTTTTTAAAATCTCTTGCTTTTGAAATACTACCAAACTGTATTGGTTTTAAATGTTGACCTGATAGTGTTTTAAATTCTGTTTCATCTTGCGTAATAGCATATAGAGTTGGACTATAATCAATCTTCTCTCTATAATCTTCCCCATTAAAGATACCTCTAACAAGAAGTTTACCTCTGTGTTCTATTACGTTTTTATAAAAGTTCATCACTTAATAAGTGAGCGATCAAACCATCGTGTTCTGGTTTCAATTCTATTTGACAAGCCAATCTACTCACACCTTCTTTGTATTTCTTTTCATATTCTAATAAGTTAACCTCTGGAGTTTGATAGTCTATATGACCTAACTTCTCTTGCCATTTATAATCTAAATGAATATGACAAGTGGCACACGCACAACAACCTCCACAAGTTGCTGGTATTTCTTCAATTGCTGGATTAGCATAAAACTTTGCCGCCTCCATCAATGTTGTATTTACTGGTACTTCAACTCTAATCTTAGAGCCATTTCGTACAAAATAAACTGTTATCACTTTTATAACTTAGGTAGTTTAGTTTCTGTTATTAAATTTCTTTTTCCTGGTGTTAAAATACTACTTGTATTTTGTTGATATGATGATATGATTTCATCTTTAGGCTGTACTGTAGTTACAATCTTATCTGATGAAATTACTATAATCTGATCTGCCGAATATGGCATATAGGGTGTTAACATCAACTGTACAGGTTGTCCTGGAGCTGATTGAGTTGGTATGATTACAAATGCTTGTTTGATATGGGTAAAAGATGCATCTTTTGATTCAATCTTTCCAATAACGTCTTCACCTGTAGTTAATCGTATAATTTTCACTTCTGACATAATATCTCCTTATTGTTTAATATAACACAAATTGACTTATTTGTCAATGTTGTTTTCTTTGTCAACTGGTCTTAGTCGTTTACTTAATACAAAAGTTCTATTAGGGTTGACACTAACATTCATCTGTCGCATTAAATTTCTACATATGAGCAAATCTGAACCTGAACGAGGTCTTGCGTCTAATCCGCATTCTATATCTTTATAAGTAAAACCGTTAAAGGTAATATCCATTAAAATAGTTGGTCTTGTTTCTGATGGTTCTTCACCGTCTGCGTTTGCTCTAAAAATCTTACTTATACCGTGTCTTGGTTTAGAAAAAGTTTTACCATTGTATTTCCATTTCATAATTTTACCATCGTCTAAAATTTCATCAGCGTGTAGGGCACAAGCGTCTGATCCATTACCTGTATCAAACTTTGCTCTTACTAAACCAACTTCATCTACTTCCACTGTTTCTAACCAGCCGCATTCACTTGCTGCTTGTCTATCCCAATGACTTCTTTTTGAAACCCAATCTATAAATCTATAAACAAGTTTTTCACCTGTAATATCATTACCTGGTTCAGGATCAGAATAATAATCTTTGTAAGTATATTCTTTGTAATTAGCGCCTGTACCTGGACTACCATTTACTTCTAACACATAAGGTTTACCTTTGTAAATAATATGGTCAACTCCAACAAGATATGCCTTTGAAGCTCTACTTGCTTTTAAAATAATTTCTTTTTCTTCTTCCGATAGTTTATATGGTTCCGCTGAACCACCTCTATGAATATTGGATCTAAAATCTTCTTTAGAGTGTATTCTTTTTGTTGAGGCAAATATCTTATTATCTACCACAAAAGTTCTTACATCAAATGGTACTTCCATAAACTCTTGTAGTAATACTTCTGCATCGTGGTTCCATAATGCTTGCACCGTAGATACTAAAGATTCATAACTTTCAACTTTAACAACTCCAATACCTTGAGTACCTGTAAGAGTTTTTAATATAACAGGAAACTTATTACCAATTAATTTTAAAGCGTCATCTATATTTTTTTCATTTGATACAAAAGCTGTTTTTGGTGTAGGTATACCAAACTTTTCAAATAACAATGCTGTTGTTAATTTGTTATCACACGTCAACATTGCTGCTCTTGTGTTTAACATAAACGCTGATGAATTTTGAAATGCTGATATTAAAGATAATCCAGCTTCGTCTTCAATAGAACCTGCTCTTGTAATACAAACAGTATCTTTGCCTACAAAGGTGTGTTCACTATCTTTACCGTCATAGTTGTAAACAGTTAAAGTATTTTTATCTTCATCTTTTGCTGTAATAATAGCGTGTTTCGTATTAATAATAACACACTTAAAACCTTTTTTATCACAAGCATTTTGTATAAAAGAAATAGTACGTTCTTTTTTAGGATTTTCTCCTGCTTTTTGTTTTTTAATATTAGGATTTGATTTAGTTATGATAGCGACCGTAATAGGATTATCTTTACGTTCAATATCTTGTTCTGTTAAAAAATCTCTAAACTTAGGAACTTGCATTTATTTCTCATCTTTATTTTCAATTTTTTTTCCAATGTTATATTTTGCTGATAAGATCCATTCTTTTTTTTCTTTGAATGGTAATACTTTGATTTGACTTAATGGTGCTTTATCTTCAGCTCTAGCTTTGTCCACAATATCAATTAAAGACCAATCTTGTAATAAGATTGCAATTGTATTTCTTCTTTGAATATCGTTGGCAACTAAAGTTGCTTTTTTACCATCTAGCGCAAATAGTTCTTTAAAGTGTGTGATGTAATACTTGCCTTGTTTATGTAAGATATGACAAGACTGATATAATGTTTTATCTTTACGACTAGCAACACCAATTCGTGTTAAGGTTTCTCTAATTTTTAAAAAGTCATCTGGCTGTTTGATAGTTACTTCTAACATACTATCAGGCGACCATTGTATTGTTTCTTCACTCATTTTTTTCTCCCGCCCTTATATAAGGTCAATTTTATTTGTTCAATTTGTTCTTTAGTTAGTATGTTAAGAGCTTGTTTAGCTTTCTCATTACTATAACCATAATATTCTTTTACATACTCCAAATGCTCTAATTTGGTTTGTGATAACCACTTACCGCCAAATCGTTTGCTTTTTCTAATACTATTTATGTAAAAATGAAATTGTATTTTCTTATCTAAGAAGTGATATCCATTCATCTCATTCGCCGCTGCGATACAGTCGTAATGCATAGATAAACACTTATTAATAATAAAAGGAGGATACTTTTTTTCCCAAGTTAAATCGTCAGTATCTAACAGATTTTCTTTTGTGAAGTTGATTGCATTTAGATAATCTCGTAATTCATACATAATATAATTCTCATTTTTGGTGCCCCTTGCCCGACTTGAACAGGCCACCTACTGATTACAAATCAGTTGCTCTACCAGATGAGCTAAAGGGGCATTATTTAAATTTACAACCTGCCATTATTTCAGTTAAACAAGCAACCATATTGATTTCTTGGTCCGCTACAAACGCAGATTTATATTGATACCCAGCAATAATTAATATCGCTTGAGGTATTGATTTACTATCTAAACTAGTATATAGTACGTCATATATCGTTCTAAACAAGGAAGAAGCCTCTTTATCAAGGT